CGCACTTGCTTTATACCTTGCCGGTAATACAGACCTAAAGGCATTAGCAACAGCAGCAGTAGCCGCAGTTGCAGGACCTATCTTAAAAGCGATAGATCCATCAGCTACAGAATTTGGTATTGGTTCTAAGTAAGTTTAATTTTACTGCGAGGCAATACAGGGCCACCCTTTTAAACGGGGTGGCCTTCTTTTTGCGTTTAAAGGGTCAAAAGATGGCGAGTTGCGCCTGTTTCACAGGCAGATAGGGGTAGAAGGTGGCTAGATATCTCTGGCTGGGTCATCTATTGGACAGGGTACGCATATCAGATTGCCGCAGTTAGCACAGGTTGCATCTAACATATACCAGGAGATCTCATAGTCATCAAAGGTAGCAAGGATAGAGAATACTTTAGAGCCACAAGGACAAGCGTGTAATGGTCCTAATGACCTTAGATCAGTACCAAATTTATCAGGTAGCTTCTCTTTATTTTTTCGCAGGGTTGGTAGACGGAACATACTGACCGTACCATCGCGGCGCTTAATGCGCCGCCCGTACCGTAATTCGCCTCACGGCTCATATGGTACATATTCTTGGACTAGTAACCGATTATAATCGCTTTCACGGCGTGTCCTATTCACATCCCACCATTGTCTGTGTCCAGTGCTACAATTAATCTAAGACAAAAGGAGGGGCTATATTGACTACGGTTGTTGGTATTCAAGGAAATGGTTACGCAGTTCTTGCTGCTGACTCACAGATTACAGAAGATAATCTTAGAACAATTAGTTTAGGCACACCCAAGATAGTTCAGGTTGGTTATGTTGCCATTGGAATTACCGGTGATACTAGAGCTGGTGATATTTTAACTTACAACTGGAAGCCACCAACATATAGAGGTGAAGATCCTGTCCAGTTTATGGGAAAGAAAATGATTCCATCTATTATCAATGCCTTCAATAAGGGTACTTATGACTGGGCTAATGTTGATAAGAAAGATGGTGGCTTTGACTACCTAATATCTTTTGATTCTAATCTGTTTCATATTGCTTGTGATATGTCCTTTATTCAGAATGAACTAAAAGTTTATGGCATTGGATCTGGTGGTCAGTTTGCTACTGGATATCTATACTCACTTGATTATCAGGGTATGACCGAGGACAAAGCGGTTGAGATAGCACAGAAGGCTGTGGAGATATCATCTCAATTAGATATCAATACCTGTCCACCAATACAGATAGCAATACAGAAACGGAAGGGTAAGTAATGAAAGAAATACTTTGGCAATTAGAGTGGTCTCTACTAGATCTAGAGATGTATAAGTTTATTTTAGAGTGGCTACTTAGGTTGGGATTATAGTGACAGATCCTAAAGAGCTATTACTACAGGTCCTTAGAGATAAGGATGCTGGTAGGGCAAGGTCTAAGCAGACACAGGTAGGTCCATCAGAGTTGGGTGGCTGTCGCCGTAAGGTTTGGTATCGTCTTAACGATCAACCTGAAACTAATGATAACGAATTAAAGTTGTCAGCTATTATGGGTACTGCTATCCACGCTGAGATAGAGAAAGCAATATCAATTGCTGATCCAAAGGGTGAGAAGTATTGGGTTGAAACATCTGTTGAATACAACGGAATGAAAGCTCATATAGATTTATATATACCAGAAACTGGAGATGTGGTAGATTGGAAAACCGTTAAGGTTAAAAATCTATCTTACTTCCCATCGCTACAACAGCGTTGGCAAGTTCAGGTGTATGGCTATTTGCTTGACAAGTCTGGAAAGGGGTCACCCAGAACTGTTAATCTAGTAGCCATTGCCAGAGATGGTGATGAAAGAGATGTCAGGGTTCATTCAGAACCTTATGATCCGAAGTTAGCAGAGGATGCCTTGAATTGGTTATCTGCTATTAAAGAGAGCGCAGATGCACCAGGGCCAGAGCGCGATCAAAACTACTGCAAGTTCTATTGCAAGTACTTTGATGAGTCGGGCGAGATGGGATGTACTGGTCTAAAAAAAGAACGTATCAAGGAGGATGAAGTCTTTATAGATAATCCTGAAGTGGATACATCTGCCTTGAAATATTTACAATTAGATGCAAAGATAAAGGAACTGACTAACGAACGCGAGTCATTAAAAGCTGCGTTAGAAGGATTTACTGGTAATACTAATAGCGGTGTATCCATTTTGTGGAGCACAGTTAATGGTAGAGAGTCAGTAGATACCGAAGAGGTTGCAAAACTTCTCGGTTTTGTACCAAAGAAACAAGGACAGGAATCACTACGATTATCTGTTAAACATACTGGAGGTAAGTAAATGGCTGCACCGGAAAGCACAAAGTTCCAGATCAACTACAAGTTAGGTGATGGAACTTTAGTAAATATTTATGCAATTAGTCAGGTTGAATTAGAGGCATCTCTAACTTCAATAGCTGACCTAGCAACATTAGTAACATCAACTGGTACTGCACTAGGTGTAAGTACACAATCATCAGGTGGCGCAGTTGCCTATGCGAAGGCTGCACTAGGTGCTACTGCTACAAGCACAGATGCTGCTGCTCCTGATTGCAAGCACGGCTCAATGGCATTTCGTTCAGGCGTAGGACAGAAAGGTCCTTGGAAAGGCTGGATGTGTGCTGCACCTAAAGGTGCTGTAGACAAGTGTGAGACTGTCTGGATTAGATAAACTATGCGGGTTCCTTGGAAGTATGAGAACCCAGCTTGCGCTGAAGTGGGAGTGGAATTTTTCTATCCTGAAGTAGAGGATGGAGATAGAGTTCATAACCAACAAGCAATGAATGTCTGTAAAATATGTCCCCATTTAGCAGAGTGTGCTGAGTGGGGCATTAACAGAGAACGCTTCGGTACTTGGGGCGGTATCCCCGCTTCAAAAAGAAGAAGAATCAGACAGGCTAGAGGAATAACCCTTCCTAGAGAGGAACACGTTGCTTAACATAGATAGAGCGTGGCGTGGTAGCAATACCAATGCAACACCATTACCTGATGTATGGAAAGATCTTGCTAAGAAGCAGATCAAATTCCGTAGAGGTCAGGTGTGTATGGTTGCCGCCGCACCTAATGCTGGTAAGAGTATGTTTGCTCTTATCTATGCAGTTAAAGCAAAGGTTCCAACTTTATTTTTCTCAGCCGATACTGATATAGCGACAGTGATGATGAGAGCAGCCTCTCACCTATCAGGACACAGTCAACTACTGGTGGAAGGTAACTTAAATAGTAACCGTCATTACTACGACAAGCACCTAGAGAATATGTCCAATATACAGTTCGTCTTTGACTCATCACCATCACTAGATGATGTTGAGTTAGAGATCAAGGCTTATGTTGAACTCTTTGGTGTTCCACCAGAGTTGATTGTTGTTGATAACTTGATGAATGTGGTGGCTGAATCTGATAATGAATGGGCAGGATTGCGAGCTATTATGGTGGACTTCCACGATATGGCTCGTAAGACAGAGGCTTGTGTGATGGTATTGCACCACGTTTCAGAACAAACTGAGTATGGTAAAGAAAACAAACCACCTCATCGCAGGGCTATTCACGGCAAGGTATCTCAACTACCTGCACTAATACTTACCCTTAACTACAATCACAAACCACATCACAGCGAACTACAGGTGGCAGTAGTTAAGAATAGGTTTGGTCCACATACAGCAGATGGCTCAGACTTTGTTAGTTTGTTTGTTAACTATGGTGTCTGTCAGATATCTGATGCTGATGCACTAGGTCAGATGTATAGAAGGGATAGCCTACTAAATGTCAGCCAAGTACAATAAACAAAAGGGTTCACAGTTTGAAGTTGATGTAATGAAATGGTTTAGGAAGATGGGCGCAGTAGCTGAACGCTTGCGCTTATCAGGAGCAGAGGATGAGGGTGATCTAGTAGTTGTTGTTGCCGGTGAAACCTACATCTTTGAGTTAAAGAATACTAAGAGTTTAAACCTAAAGGAGTTTTGGGATGAAGCGCAAACAGAAGCTATTAATTACGCTAAGCATCGTGGCATTAATAAGCCTTTATCTTATGTACTATACAAGAGAAGAAACGCAGGAATAGAAAAGACTTGGGTAATCCAAGACTTAACACAATGGCTAGAGGATAAGCAATGACAGAAAATGTAGGACTAACATTAAGAAAGACTAAGATAGGACTACCAGAGAATCGTAAACGATTACAAAGTGCTGGTGTGGAGAAGGCAAAGAACTCATCATTTGATGAGGGCTATGATGCTGGGTTTAAAGCTGGCATTGAATACGCTAAAGGAATTGCAGATGAGAAAATCAAGTCTTAATCTGTATGACGGCATTGGAACTTGGAAACGAAGGCCAATAAGAGCAGGTAAGAAAACCTATATGCCATCTCATAAGAGATGGGGAAAGATAACGGTAACAACAATGACACCAGTACCAGAAGGAATAATAACTACAACAGAGATACTACAACCAGTACCAGAGGTGGTAGAGGAAGAGGTAAAGGAGGAAGAATGATTTGTGAACTATGCAGGTCAGGTGGTGAACTGAATAAGACTGGTCAGTTCAAGCGAGCATTTACTATGCACAAGAAATGCAAGGAGGAGTGTGGATGTCAGCATCAGACTGGTCCAGGGGTAGGAAGTCGGGCAAAAGAAATGGCAGAACCGATGCGAACACAATACCCATTGGAGTAATAGTTGCCCACTATGGCGGTGAGGTAAGAGAAGGCAGGGCTTGCTCCGTAAGATGTATCTTGCATAGCGACAGTAGAAGAAGTGCAGTAATTAATACGCAGGAAAATTTATATTATTGTCATACCTGCGGTAAGGGTGGCAATGCAGTGAACATTATTAGTATTAAA